GAGCGTGGAGCTGGTGTGGGGGGCGGAGATCAGGGTGGTGGGGATGGACAAGCCCCAGCGGATCGAGGGTTCACCGTGGGACGGCGGGGTACTCGACGAGTTCGCGAACATGAAGCCCAGCGCCTGGGGCGAGAACGTGCGCCCGGCGCTGTCGGACCGCAGGGGCTGGTGCTGGCTGATCGGGGTGCCCGAGGGCCGCAACCACTACTACGACCTGACCGAGTACGCGCTGAACGGGGGCGACCCGGAGTGGGCGAGCTACGCGTGGCCGAGCGCCGACATCCTCGACCCGGAGGAGGTGGCGGCGGCGCGCAGGCAGCTCGACCCTCTGACGTTCCAGCAGGAGTACGAGGCCAGCTTCGTAAACTTCAGCGGCCGCGCCTACTACCCGTTCGACGGCCGCACGCACTGCAGGCCGCTCGCCTACGACCCCGACCGTCCCATCGGTTTCTGCTTCGACTTCAACGTCGACCCAGGCGTGGCGGCGGTGGTGCAGGAGCAGATGCTGCCGGGCGAGTACGAGCGCGGCGCGGGCGGCGTGCCGCTGCTCGACAGGCCGGTCAGCGGCACGGGGGTCATCGGCGAGGTGTTCATCCCGCGCAACAGCAACACGCCCGCGGTGGTGCGCAAGCTGCTGCAGGACTGGGGCTCGCACCGCGGCGAGGTGCGGTGCTACGGCGACGCGACGGGTGGCGCCCGCGGCAGCGCACAGACCGAGGGCAGCGACTGGGACCTCATCAAACGCATGCTGCACCAGCACTTCGGCGGCCGCGTGAACTTCCTCGTCCCCGCCGCGAACCCGCCCGAGCGTAGCCGCGTCAACGCGGTCAACACGCGGCTGCTGAGCGGTGACGGCGTGGTCAGGTTGATGGTCGACGCGAAGAAGGCGCCCAATGTCGTGAAGGACTTCGACGGCGTGAAGCTGCTCGAGGGCGGCAGCGGCGAGATCGACAAGCGGGCCGTGAAGGGCGCGGACTCGAAGAAGGCCGCCCCGACCCTCTCGCACATCAGCGACGCGGTCGGCTACTACGTGGTGCGCGAGTACCCCATCCACGTCATCAGCACCGCGTCCGCCCCGCTGCGGATGCGGTGAGAGAAGGGAACAGGAGCACACGGATGGCCGGCATGATGGAAGACAAGGACTCCCCAGCGGTCCGCACCCCGGCGAGCAAGCGCATGCAGGGCGCGCTGGCGCTGGTACGTGCGCTGATGGGCGGCACCGACGCGATGCGCGCGGCGGGGCAGGAGTACCTGCCGAAGATGGAGGCGGAGGAGCAGCGGGAGTACGACGCGCGGCTCGGCTGCTCGACGCTGTTCCCCGCCTTCGAGCGCACCGTGCAGACGCTGAGCGAGAAGCCGTTCAGCAGGCCGCTGGTGGTCGGCGACGACGTGCCGGGGCAGATCAAGGAGCACCTCGACGACGTCGACATGCAGGGCCGAAACCTGCACGCCTTCGCGGGCGACATGTTCAAGCAGGCGCTCGCCGACGGGCTCGCGGGCATCCTCGTCGAGTTCCCGACCGCGGAAGGCGCACCCGCGCTGGCGAGCGGCGTGCGCACGCAGGCTGACGAGCGGCGCGCGGGGCTGCGCCCCTATTGGGTGCTGGTGCGCGCGCACCAGCTGCTCGGCTGGCGTGCGCAGCGCGTCGAGGCGGCGGGGGAGGGCGAGGAGGGGGGCTGGAAGCTTACGCAGCTGCGGCTGATGGAGCAGGTGGAGGAGGACGAGGGGGCCTTCGGCGCAGCCGAGGTCGATCAGGTGCGGGTGCTGGAACCCGGCAAGTGGGCGGTGTACCGCAAGAGCGCCGCGACCTCGAAGTGGGAGCTGCACGACGACGGCATCACGACGCTGGCGGAGATCCCTTTCGTCCCCGTCTACACCGGCCGCACCGGGTTCATGCAGGCGAAGCCGCCGCTGCTTGAGCTCGCGCACCTCAACGTCAAGCACTGGCAGAGCCAGAGCGACCAGGACAACATCCTGCACGTCGCCCGCGTCCCGATCCTCTGCGCGGTGGGGGTGGAGGACGGGCGGGATGACAAGGGCAACACGGTGCCCTGGCAGCTGAAGATCGGCGCGAGCAGCGCCGTCCGCATCCACAGCCCCGAGGGCCGCCTCGAGTGGGTCGAGCACACGGGCGCCGCCATCGACGCCGGCCACCAGTCGCTCGAGCAGCTGAAGGAGGAGATGAGGCAGGTGGGTGCGGAGCTGCTGGTCATCAAGCCGGGGCAGATCACGGCGACCCAGGTGAACACGGAGAGCGCGGTCGGTCAAGCGCCGCTGCAGCGGATGACGAACGACGCGGAGGACGCGCTCGCGGCCGCGCTCGCGCTGCACGCGAAGTACCTGCGCCTCGACGGCGGCAAGGGCGGGACGGTGGGGCTGTTCAAGGACTTTGCCGCGCTGTCACTCGATGCCGCGAGCCTCGACCTCGTCTTCAAGATGGCGCAGTCGGGCAAGGTGAGCGACCAGACGCTGCACGAGGAGGCGCAGCGGCGCGGCGTGCTGCGGGCGGAGGTGAGCTGGGAGGAGGAGCAGGAGCGGCTCGAGGAGCAGGGCCCTCCGGAGGGCATGCTCGGCCTCGACGACCCCGTGCTCCAGCAGCAGGAGGGCGGCACGCCGCAGCCCCCGCAGCCGGCTCCCTCCGGTGGCGGTCCTGTGCCGCCGCGGGCGCCGTTCGGCAATCCGCCGGGGCCCCGTATGAATTCGCTGCAGGGCGGCCGGCAATCTCGCAAGGGGCCGTTCGGGAAGTGAAAGGGGTGCGGCACCATGTTCGGCAGCAAGACTCTCGTGTTCGAGGCGCGCGACGGCCTGCACCGTCGCGGCTGTGGGTTCGTCCTGAAGCGGAGGCGCGACATGCACTACGTCCAGACCGACCCCCCGGAGATGGAGATGGCGCTCGAGCTGCCCCCGGTACCGGGGGCCACGTTCGGGGAGACGCGCGTGCAGCAGCCCGCGCCCCCGCTGACCCTCATCGTTCCCGACGAGCTCGTCGGGCGGCCTATCGTCGTCGAGCGCTGGGCCTCCGACAACCTGCTCCACGCCCGCGTGCTGGGGACGGTGGAGCAGCACAGGCTGTGCTCCGCCGACTGACCGCCCCCTGAATGGCGACCGCCGCGCAGCTCGCCGCGCTCCAGCGCGTGCTGGACGAGGCCGTGTCGCACAGCGTCGACCTGGCGCTGTACGCGAATGGCGTGGTGCACAGGATGGTCGCGCTGCTCAACCGCACGGACTCGGACCTGTTCGCCGCGCTGCGCGACGAGCTGTCGCGCGCGGCCGACTCCGACACGGCCCAGCGGCTGCAGGTGCAGCTGGAGTCGGTGCGGCAGCTGAACTCGCAGGCCTACCTCCAGCTCGACCACGGCCTCGCCGCCGAGTTGCGCGAGTTTGCGGGGGTGGAGCTCGACTACCAGACCGCGTGGCTGCGGCAGCTTGCGGCGCTGCCCGCCGCTGGGCTGCAGGCGTCGGCGGGGGTGGCGGAGGTGAGCGCGGTGCAGGTCTACGCGGCCGCGACGGCGCAGCCCTTCCGCGGCCGGCTGCTCGCGGAGTGGGCGCAGACGCTGGGGGAGCAGAGGCTGGTGCGCATGCGCGACGCCGTGCGGATCGGGTTCGTGGAGCAGGAGAGCGTCGACCAGATCATCCGCCACATCCGCGGCACCCGCGCCGCGGGCTACTCGGACGGCATCGTCAACCTCGACCGCCGGCACGCGGAGGCGGTGGTGAGGACGGCGGTGCAGCACACGGCCGCCGTCGCCCGCGACCAGCTCTACCGCAGGAACGAGGACATAGTGGGGGAAGTGATGTGGGTGTCGACCCTCGACAACCGCACCACCGACATCTGCAAGCTCCGCGATCGCAAGCGCTACACGGCTGGCGAGCGGCCGCGCCCCGTCGGGCACAAGCTGCCCTGGCTCGGCGGTCCGGGCAAGGCACACTGGAACGCGGTCGCCGGGGGGACGCTGGTCACCACGCTGCGCGGCCAGGTGCCGGTCGAGGAGGTTCTAGTCGGTGACTATGCGCTTACGCACCGCGGCAGGTTCCGGCGCGTCGTGACGCGCCGCTGCAAGCCGTGCGAGGGCGGGGTCGTCAGGGCCGTGCACGTGGAGTCCGGCGGGTGCCTCAGGGCAACGCACGAGCACCCGGTAGCGGCGCCCGGCGTCGGCTGGAAGTTCGTCGGGGCACTCGAACCCGGGGACGAGCTTCGCTGCTACGCGGATGGCGCGGGCGTAGTAGCCAGCGTGCAGTCCGGCCGCGCAGTTGAACCTGACCACCGTCCAGCCCTGCGCGACGACGAGCGCGTCGCGGCGCTCCGTCTCGCGCTCTTTGGTCCCGTTGTCGAGCTCGAGGCAGAGCTTGATGTCTGGGCGCGCGAAGTCGAGGACCGCGCGGCCGAGCAGGTGTTGCGGGACCCAGAGGGGGTCGAAGCTGAGAGCCTCCGCCATCACCTTCTCGCGTTCCGTCATGCGCTCGGCAAGCTGCGCCGCCGCACTCCTGGCTGCGGAGTGGGCGATCTTGTCCCTGGTGGTCTCGCAGAGCGTCGACCCGCGCATGCGCTCGGCGTGCTTGGCGTAGTGGCCGCGGGTGGTGTTGGTCGCGGTCGCGCGCTCGGCGACGCCGGGCATGCGGCTGGGGTTGTCGCGGAGCATGCGCGCGGAGTGTCCGGCGTAGGCGCGGTGCGTTTCTTTGGTGAGACCGTGCGCCCAGTGGTCGCGGCCGGCCGGCGCCTGCCGACCTCGCTCGAACTGGAGGCGGATCTGGTCCTTCCTGCCCCTCACCGCGATCCCGTGCCTCTTGGCGTAGGAGCTGAGACTTGTGTCGGGGACCCCCTCCTCTTGTTCGATCTGGCGAAGAGAGATGCCATCCCGAATGTGGCGGCGGGCGATGAGCTCGGCATAGTGGGGGGTTGTTTTCGGCATGATCGGGTCCTTGCACTGGAATTGCAGAACTATACGGGGCTCGTCTACGACCTGGAGGTCGAGGACGACGCGTCCTACGTGGCCGACGGAATAGTGGTCTCGAACTGCCGCAGCACCGCGGTGCCGGTGCTGGAGGGGTTGATGCAGGAGTTCGTCGACCAGGGCCAGCGCGCGGCGCAGGGAGGGCCGGTGGGCTCGACGACGAGCTACGGCGACTGGCTGAAGCGGCAAAGCGCGGCGCGGCAGGACGAGATCCTTGGCGCCACCCGCGGCAGACTGTTCCGCGCTGGCGGCCTCAAGCTCGAGCAGTTCGCGAACGAGCGCGGCAAGTGGCTCACCCTCGACCAGCTCCGCGAGCGCGCGCCAGCGGCGTTCGCCAGGGCCGGCGTATAGGTTTCAGCGCAGGTGGTGCAAGGGGGCGGGTACTTCGCAAGATGAGGTCGTGGTTCGAGTCCACCGGAGCGGGGGTGCCCTGCTCTAGGCCAGACGGGCCTGGCAAGCTCCGCCCCCGTTTATTCCCCTGCGCTGATCCGTACCGGCAACGCAACCCGAAGGAGTGGCAAGATGACAGTAAGCAGCGAGAGTGAGCGGCGCATGGTCTACATCAAGGCGCTGTGCGAGCAGCTCGGCGTCGACAGGCGCCGGGTCACGCAGATGGAGCTGGAGTTCAACGCGGAGGGGGTCACGCTGGTCGTGCGGGAGAAGCACGCGGTGGCGGACGCGACGGGCGGGTCCGTGTTCGCGGACAGCACGAGCCGCTACCAGCTGCGCGTGACCGCCGACTACCAGCTCGAGCGCGGCCCGCGCCTGTCCAGCGCTCCGGGCGACTTGTACGGCGTCAACGCGTGGGCGGCGGTCGACGGCAGCGCGCCGATCCCGAGCACGCCCGCGGGAGAAGGCCGTGGCTGAGAACCCGCCCGGGTGTCCCAACACCACCCTCGCCCACCGCTTCTGCGCATTGCTGGGCTTTGACCCAGCAATGGTGCGCGGGCTGCGGGTGGAGGTTGTGGCGGAGCGCGGCGGCGACGGGCGCCAGGAGCACGGCGCGGGCAAGGTCGTGGTGTCCGTGGTTACGATGGAGCTGACGCAGTCGGGTTACCCCGTCTCGCTGACCCGCAATTTCGAGCTGACGCTGCGCGACGGTGGCGGCGGCGCTGCTGCCACCTCCTCCCTGCTGGGGTTGGAGATCGCGGAGGCGCGGGAGCTCGGAGCCCCTAACGGCCCCCTGACGACCGTGCCCCGCTTCGCCCCGCCCACCTCGGGCGCGTGACGGTCAGCGGGGCTTTCCGATTCGAGACCGACTGACAGGAGAACTAGGCACCATGGCGCAAACCCTCAACGAACAGAACCCCGAGCTGTCGGACATGCTGCGCCCCGGCGCCAGCGTCACCATCACCCCCGCCGGCGCTTCCGCAGTCTCCGTGACGCTGAAGCAGGCCGGGGGCGCGGCGGTGCCGAGGAGCCTGTCGCGGCAGACGACGTTCGGCCCCTACCTCGTCGACACCCACATCACCGCGCGCCACATCAGCGGCTCCGCGAGCTGGGTGAAGTCGGAGGCAGAGGCGGGGGTGGAGCGGGTGGGCTTCGCGGACGAGGTGCTGTGTGTGGTGGAGGCGGACGCCCCGCACGCGCTCACCAGCTTCGCCGACGTGCCCGGCCTCTCGGTCCCCGTGCGCGCCGGCGCGCGGTACTGTTTCGAGGCCCGCGTTTTCCACAAGAACGACGCCAACACCACGGGCAGCCAGTTCGCCGTCAACCTCGGCACCGCGCCCACCGCACTGCGCCTCGGCCTCCTCGACACCGTCTCCAACTCCGCCACCGCCAGCGGCCACGCCGCGGGCACCGCTACCGCCCGCGACACCGCGGCCGCTGCGGAGACGGCGGGCAGCACGGACGAGCGGATGGCAGTGATGTCGGGGTACGCGGTGCCCGCCGCCGACGACACCCTCACCATCCGCATGAAGTCGGAGGTGGCCGTCGCGGCCGGCGTCACCGTGCTCGCGGGCTCCTGGCTGCGCGTCTGGCGCGTGGCCTGAACGGCGCGCTTGTGCTCATCTCCGGAGGCTAGCGAAGACATGAGACCCACCCAGCACCCAACCAACAACCGCGTGCTCGGCGCCCCCGTGGGCTGGGACCAGCAGGGCGGCGTGCCGTGCAGTGCGCTGCCGATCACGGATGCGCGGTGGGGCGAGCACCGGGCGGTGCTGTCGTTCTGGCAGCCGACGACGGAGGAGCTCGTGGCGCTGCAGCGCGGCGCGATGGTCGCGCTCGCGGTGATGGGCGGCACGATGCCGCCTGTGGCGGTCTACGTCGACACGGTCTGACCCAAATTCACACAGCCTATGGCGCTGCACCTCGTGCCAGGCACGGGGAGCGCGCTCGTGCCCTCCGGCAGGCACCGCAAGCGTAAGCCGAAGGTGATGATCTGCTGCCACGTCTGCGGGGGGCAGGAGGTCGTCGAGTCGCGCATCGGGGCCACGATGAGCGCGACGCGCCGCGCCAGCGGCGGGACCAAGAGCTGGTTGTGCCTGTTCTGCCTGATGCAGGGCAGGAGGATTCCGTTGCTGTGAGGGAGATCGCGGCGGTGGTCGCGGTGACGCTTGTCGCCGCGCTTGTCGCGCTGCCCGGCTACTTCGAACACAAGAACCGCGCGGCACCCGCCGCGTGCACCTGCTCGGCCTGCGGAAGCGTGCCGGGCGCCCCGGGGCGGACGCCCCTTTTGCTGACGGGCGGACGCCCGCGATAGAGGAACCTGAAAATGCCGTTCAAGTACGACGACCAAGGAGCACTGGTGACGCAGGAGGCGGAGGTGGGCGGGAAGAAGCTCCTGCTCCCCGTCTTCGTCCACGCCGACGGCAAGGAGACGGCGTTCGAGCCCGACCAGACCGTCGGCCGCATCAAGGCCCTCAACGCCGAGGCGCAGGGGCACCGCGAGGCGAAGGAGCGCGCGGAAAGCACGCTGAAGGCCTTCACCGACTCCGGCCTCACCAGCGAGGCTGCGAAGGCGGCGGCCGAGGCGCTGCAGAAGATCAAGGACATCGATGACGGCAAGCTCATTCAGGCGGGCAAGGTGGAGGAGATTCGCACCGCAGCGCAGCGTGCCGCGGAGCAGAACTTCGCCGCCCAGAAGAACGCCTACGAGCAGCAGATTGCGACGAACGCGAAGGAGCTGGAGCGCCTCACCACTGCCCTGCACACGGAGATCGTGGGCGGGAGCTTCGGGCGCTCGAAGTTCATCGCTGACAAGCTCGCCATCCCCGCCGACATGGCGCAGGCGTTCTTCGGCCGGCACTTCAAGGTGGAGGAGGGGAAGCTCGTCGCCTACGACGGCGCCGGGCAGAAGATCGGCTCGCGGCTGCGTCCCGGCGACCTGAACCCCGACTTCGACGAGGCGCTCGAGATCCTCGTCGACACCTACCCCAACAAGGCCAGCATCCTCAAGGGCAGCGGCGCCGCTGGCGGCGGCGCGCCCCAGGGCGGCGGCGCTGGTGGGGGCAATGGCAAGACGATCCGGCGCTCCGAGTGGGAGCGCATCGGTGATCCCGCGGAGCGGGCGAAGGTGCTGCAGGAGAAGCAGCTGGTCGACGGCTGACGCGCCGCGCGACCCCCCAGCTGCTCCACGCTTCGGCTCCTTCGCTCGTCCCACGAGGACGGCATTGAAGGAGTGCACGGGCAGCCCTGCTCGACGCGCGGCAACCTACGCCGCGGCGGCAGGCGAAGCGATCAGCGCGCCCACGGCCCAGGCGCGCAAACCAGAAGCGGGTGGAATACCGCCGGAGAGCGTAACCGGCACCCTACACACAACCTATTAACCACAATCGCAGGCGCCGCCGATGCAGCGAGCGCCGCACACTTCCTAGCCTGATGCTGCGGATGCGGCAGGGGCGCACCGGGGCTGGATGGCCCTCAAGGACGCACGGTCGCCGAAGGGTTCGAGGCAACAGAGCATCTCGGCCGCCGACCTGCTACCAATCCCCTTCAACAGCTAATGAAAGGCAGGCCACCACCATGGCAAATACCCTCACCGACCTCATTCCCGACGTCTACTCCTCGCTCGACGTCGTGTCGCGCGAGCTCGTCGGCTTCATCCCCGCGGTGACCCGCGACCCGACCACGGAGCGCGCGGCCGTCAACCAGACGGTCCGCAGCTTCGTCGCGCCGGCCGCGACCGCCACCGACATCACGCCGGGGGTCACGCCGCCCGACGACGGCGACCAGACCATCGGCAACGTCGAACTGACGATCACCAAGGCGCGCCGCGTGCCGTTCCGCTGGAACGGCGAGCAGTCGCGCGGTGTCAGCAACGGCGGCCCCGGCGCTGCCGCGATCCGCAACATGCAGCTCATGCAGGCGATCCGCACGCTCACGAACGAAATGGAGGCGGATCTCGCCGCCCTGCACATCGCCGCTTCGCGCGCCTACGGCACGGCGGGCACCACGCCCTTCGCGTCGACGCTCGACGGCACGGCGCAGGTGCGCAAGATCCTGTCCGACAACGGCGCGCCGCTCAGCGACCTGCAAATGGTCATCGACACGTCGGCGGGCGCGAAGCTCCGCACTCTCGGCCAGCTCACCAAGGCGAACGAGGCGGGCGACAACTCGCTGCTCCGCCAGGGCGTGCTGCTCGACCTGCACAACTTCCAGCTCCGCGAGTCAGGGCAGGTGAAGACGAGCACGGCGGGCACCGGCGCCAGCGCGACGACGAACACCGCTGGCTACGCCATCGGCGCCACCGTCATCACGCTCGCCTCCGCGGGCACCGGCACCATCGTGGCGGGCGACGTCATCACCTTCGCTGGCGACACCAATCAGTACGTCGTGGCGTCTGGGGATGCGGACGTCAGCAACGGTGGCACGATCACGCTGGCCGCCCCTGGCCTGCGCAAGGCGCTCGCCGCGTCGGCCATCGCCATCACGGTGGTCGCGGCTGCGGCTCGCAACATGGGCTTCGCGCGCTCGGCCCTCGTGCTGGCGACGCGGGTGCCCGCGCTGCCCGACGGTGGCGACTCGGCGCTCGACCGGACGCTGGTGACGGACCCGCGCTCGGGCATGACGTTCGAGCTCGCGATGTACGCCCAGTACCGCCAGATGCAGTACGAGCTGTCGGCGGCGTGGGGGGGCAAGGTCGTCAAGACCGAGCACCTCGCGCTGCTGCTGGGCTGATAGGGCCGCCGCAGCCATCCCTTGCGCCGAGAGGCGCGCACAACCCCTCCGGGGCCCCTAAGAGGGCCCCGGGGGCCACCCCAGGCCCCCACAACCTCGCGGGGGCGCAGACGGAAGGAGAAAGCAGAGATGGAAGCCGAGAACAAGCCGAACCCGCTGGAGTTCCTCCAGCTCGCCAACCGCGCCGACTCCGGCGCCAAGCAGCACGGAGTCGACTCCGTCGCCACGGTGCGCGTGAAGGCCTCTCACCCCAGCCAGGGTGAGTTCATCGTCATCAACGAGGATGACTACGACCCCGAGCGGCACGAGCTGTACGAGGGCGACGCGCCGCGCCGCCGCGCTGTCAGCGCCCCCGCACCGCAGCCCACCAAGGCCGCCAAGCCCGGCCGTCGCTAAAGCGGCCCGTCGCCGCGCGCGGCTCCGCGTTGTGTCCCCGTCCTCCCCACCGCCAGCAACCCAGAGATAGGAAGCAGCAGACATGGCAACCTACAACAAGTTCCAGGACTACGCGGAGCAGCTCGCGAAGGCGAAGCACGACTGGTCGGCGCACACCTTCAAGGTTGCGCTCACCAACTCCGCCCCCGTCGCCACCAACACCGTCCTCGCCGACATCACGCAGATCGCCGCGAGCGGCGGCTACACGGCCGGCGCCGGCGGGGGCTACGCGCTCGACTCCGTGACCCTCACGGAGAGCTCGGGGACGGCGAAGGTCACCATCGCCGATGAGGTCATCACGGCGTCGGGCGGCAGCGTGGGCCCCTTCCGCTACCTCGTCATCTACAACGACACCCAGACGTCGCCCGCGGATGCGCTGGTGATGTGGTACGACTACGGGGCCAACATCACGCTAGCGGATGGCGAATCGCTCACCGTCGACTTCGACGCCACGAACGGCTTCTGGCAGCTGGTCTAAACGGCGCACGAGCCCCCTGTAAGGAGCAACCACACCATGACCCAAGACACGACCCGCGATCCGCTGCTCGACAGCCTCGAGCAGACCCGCGCCGCGCTGCGCGGCCGCATGGCGGCGCTGCGCGCTCAGATCAACGACCTGATGGCGCCCACGCGGTCCCTGCGCGCGGAGCTGGAGACGAAGATGCAGGCGCAGTTCGCGTTGGCCGGGCAGATCGACGCGCTCAACGCGCGCATCGACGCCCACGAGCAACCCCACCTCCACCAGCTCAAGACGAAGCTCGCGGAGGTCGCGCGGCTGGAGATCGACACCAACGCGCAGATCAAGCGCATGACGGGCGCGTGAGGCGGGTATGGCGCGCTACTCCATCGCCGGCCGCTCGACCATCGCGGGCACCGCGGTTCGCGCCCTCGCGTCGCTCTACGCCGCAGCGGGCAGCGGCTTCAAGCTGCGCGAGGTCGGCGTCTTCAACACGACGAGCACGGCGCTCGCCATCGCGCTCGTGCGCCTGACGGCAACCGGCACGCAGGGCGCGGGGCTCACGGAGGCCGAGTATGACCAGGACGCTCCGGCGCCCGCCGCGACGGGCTTCGCCGGGCACACGGCCGATGCCACGGTCGGGCAGGTGCTCCGGCAGGCTGCGCTCGGCGCTGCGGTCGGCTCGGGCGTGATCTTCACCTTCGGCGATACCGGCATCGTGGTGCCCGCCGGAACGTCCGGCGGCGTCGGCATCATCGTGCCAACCGGCGCCGGTCAAGTCTGCGACTACTACTTCGACTGGGACGAGTAGGCGATGGCGATCACGGCGACCGCGCTGACCGGCGACAGCGACGGCACGACGGGATCGAGCGCCACCACGGCCAGCGTCTCGCCCGGCGCCAACCGGCTGCAACTGCTGCACGTCCAGGCGCACCCGGCGGGCGGGCCAGGCTACGCGACGGTGACCGGCTGCGGGCTGACGTGGGTCAGCGTCGATCAGCACAACTACGACGGCGGCGGCGGCGACACGCAGATGCTGTATCGCGCGTTGGGGGCGTCGCCGTCATCGGGCGCGCTGACGATCGACTTCGGCGGCGGCAACGACCAGCTGGAAATCTGCTGGTCGCTGGTCGAGTTCGATGGCGTCGACACGAGCGGCACGGATGGCAGCGGCGCCATCGTGCAGGCCGTCAAGGCAGACGGCACGGGCACAGCGCCGGCTGCCACGCTGGCGGCCTTTGGTGATGCCGGTAACGCCACCTATGGGGCTGTCGTCAGCGGATCGGCTGGGTATCCGCTGGCGGGCGGCTCGGGCTTCACCGAGGTGCACAACTTTCAGGGGCCGACGGTCGGCCTGTTGACGCTCTCCGAGTGGCGCAACGACAACGACACGTCGGTAGACGCCTCGGCCGGCGCATCGACGGTGTGGGGGATGATCGCCGTCGAGCTGAAGGCAGCAGCAAGCGGGCCGGTGCCGCGCATCGTGCACCCGGTCACGTCGGCGAGGTTCTGAGCCGTGGCCATCTCCTACGTGGGCGGGGCCGCTGGCACCAACACCGCGACACTGCCGGCCTTCCAGTCCGGCGACATCGCCATCGTCTTCGCGTTCCGCGACGGCTCGGCGACGAACCCGAGCGTCCCGGCAGGCTGGACCAACATCAGCAACACTACGGACGGCACATCGTGCTCGATGTCGATCGGCTGGCGGCGGTTGGTCGTCGGCGACACCACTGTCGGCACATGGACCAACGCATCGCGCACAGTGGTCGGCGTGTACCGCGGATGCGAGCCGTTCATCACGCCGCGCGGCGGTGGCGCGAACGGTGCCGGCACGACGAACACGGTTGCCTACAATGCGGTGACGATGACGCGCGGCGACGGCACAAGCTGGGTTGTCGCTGGCGTCGGCCACCGCAGCGTCGACACGACGATCGACTCGGCGGCCATCAGCGGCATGACGGCGCGCACGGGCGGCGTTAACGCGACGGCCGAGGCGCACCTCTGGGACACCAACGGCGGCGTGGCGTCGTGGGCGACGACGAACCAGACGATCACCGGCACGGCGTCGGGCTGGGTCACGCGCACGGTCGAGCTGCTCGCGCTGCCGGCGCAGGCGAACGTGTTGACGGCCAAGGCACCGCCGGTGGCAGTTGAGAGGCCGCGCTGATGGCTCAGTACCCGCGCGGGGGCAAATCGCCGCATCTGCGGGCGCGGCCGAGGGGGGTTGCGCCTGCGGGTGTCGACGAGGCATCTGACTACGTATCGGCCGCGCTGACCTGCGCCGGTGTCGCCGCTGTCGTGTGGCAGGCCAGCGCGGTCAATGCGCAGTTGCTGAGCAGTGCCGGCGCAGGCGCGGCCTCGTGGCAGAGCGCACGTATCGACGTGCGGTCGGTGTCAGCCGCCGGCGCCGGTGCTGCGTCCTGGCAGAGCGCGTCCGTCCTCGGCCGCGCAGTCACGAGCGCCGGCATTGCCGCTGTCTCGTGGCAAGGCGGCGCGGTCATCGGCCGGGCGTGGACGAGCGCGGGTAGCGGCACGGCGGCGTTCGCGAGCGCCAGCATCGCGCCTTCCACGCTGAGCACGGCGGGGCTGGCAGCGGCGGCGTGGCAGTCGGCGGCGCTCACTGGCGTGCAATGGTCGGCCGCTGGTGTCGCGGCTGCGTCGTGGCAGGCGGCGAGCATTTCGGTCGCAGCGTGGACGA